CGGCCACCGGGGAGGCGCGCTCCACGGCCACCTGGGCGGCGGAGGCCCCGCCGAGCAGCGAGACCGCCGCGCTGAAGCTGTCGGCCACCTCGAAGAAGGAGCGCAGGTTGGTGATCTCCAGCACGTAGTTGATCTTGGGCTGGAGCTGGCAGAGGATCAGCTTGGCGGAGTGCTCCTTGCAGGTGTCGTTGATGTTGACCAGCGCGGCGATGTCGGTGCTGGACAGCCGCTCCAGGCCGCGCAGGTTGAGGATGAACTTGCGGTGCCCGCCGCGGCAGAAGTTGAGCACCCGCTTGACGAGGGTGTCCAGGTCCTCGCTGCGCGGCTGGGATTCCACGTCGATGACGGTCACGTCACCGTGGTGGCTGATATTTAGCTGCAAAGATGCCCCCCGCTGAACAGGCTCCCCACGGACAGTCATAAAAGCCTACCGCCCGGGAAGGGCAAGTCAACCGGAAATCCGGCCGGATGCCCGGCCCGCCGGGCGGCCCGCAAGCCGGCCATTGACCCGCTGCGGCGCCGGGTTATGATGTCGGCGTACAGCCGACCGGTTCGGCGGCTCTGGGGGCGAAATGGTTTCGACCGGGCTGCGGAGATCGGAGTGGCGCGCCGAGGTTGCCGGGAGGCCTCGTTAAACACCTGGCGCAACAAGACACTGCCAACACTGAGTTGGCCCTGGCTGCCTAACAAGGCAACCCGTCTCGCCGGTCCGCGCTTACGGGGTCGGGTCGAGGCGTAACTAAGTAAGCTGGCCGCGAGAAAGCCCCGCCCGGGGCGTTCCGCGGCGAGATCAAACCGGGCTGGTCCGTACGGCTCCCGTCGGTCGGAGTCGGCCGGACGAGATCTGAAGGCCGGACACGCGCGTAGAAGCTCCGTTTGAAGCGCTCTGGGACGGGGGTTCGATTCCCCCCGCCTCCACCAACACAATCCGTCGTAAGCCGCGACTACACCGCGGCTTGCGTCGTTTCTGCAAACAGCCTCATTTTCTGTTAGGGCCCTATTGGGGCGGACTCGGTCGTGACCGGCTTTCGACACTTGGAGAGGGCAATGAACCGGCTACTTGGTCCGTTTCTCAAGACCGCCCGAAGGCACGCTCTTCGTTTCCGTCTGACCTGCGGTGGGCGACGAAGGCGCTGCTGGCTTTTGGGGTTTGGGCGGGGGGGAAGGCTGGGTGGGTTTGTCCTGCTGCTTACCCATTCTTCTCCTTCCCTTCTTTACCTGCCGTCTTTTGCATCCCGTCGGACGGGCTTGGAGGTGCCGGTGGCTTGGACTTGGGGGCTGGAGCTTTCTTCCCTCCGGTTGCTGACTGAGCCATCTTTGGTACTCCCCTCTTGTGAGTCCGCTGTGGCGGACTTTTGCTGAACGGCAGCACACGCCGCCAACGTGCCCGACAACACCATGCCCACCAACGAAACTATGAAGAGCCCTTGGGCTACTTTGAGTCGCCGCCCCTTGCTCTCGTTGACCTTGTAGTTCCTCTTCGCCACCTTCCAGAAATGAACAGCCATGTACCGGCGGTAGGCTTTCGCATCACCTTGTTGTAGAGGCTTGGCGCTGTAGACATTGGCCGCGCCAATGCCCCTGTCGCTTTGTTCTATCACCTCGACGTTGAAGATGTCTGCGTCGTTGATCCCCCGATAGTCACTCCGTGCCCTGTATGCCAAGAAGCAGAACCATACGGCTACCAGCGTCAGGGCGAGGGCAATCAGCCAGAGCGCCCACGTCGTCACCACGAGGCCCCGTGGCACCACGCTGACGGCTGGACCGGAGAGCAGAACGTTCTCTAGGAAGAGACCCCCCACGGTAAACGCCAGTGAGAAGGTTGCTCCGGTGACTCCGAGGAACTGCGCGGCCTTCTCGTCAAGGGCGGCGCGGTGCGTTTCCGCCCGTTCGACCTGGGACTCGGCAAGCTCGTAGACGTTGTCCAGAAGCCGGGTGTCCTCAATGCGGACGGCTTCCCGAACCTGGTCTTCAGTCAGCTCAGACTCAGGCACACCCCGCCTCCTTCAGCCAACACCAGCAACGATAAACCAATTCAGCGGAGTGTCAATGCACATCCTCATCCGCCCTTCTTAGCTCCTCGGAAATCGCAGACCCGTCGCCATCTTCCCCGCCCCCATCCTTCGTGGAAGGGCACGAGCGAGAACAGCCATGGGCGATGTTCGAGCGGACTCGGGCGTGGCCGGTTTTCGATACTTCAAGAGGGCGCGCGAACGTCAGGCCTTCGGAAGATTCAAGTCGGCCCATTCGCGCTGCCCATCAATCACCTGCCACAGCAATCTGCATTCTGCGCCTGAAATCCTAGCATCTCTTGGCAGAGACTGTTGCCACGTCTTCTCATCGGCCTGTCTAATCCATGTCTCAATACCAGTAAGCGCAACTCCGTTCTTGAGTGCGGTTTGGCCAAGGCCTTCAGCGGCAAGACGCGGGACATTCAGCATGCACAACCCCACCGCATGTTTGCTTCGAACGCCATGCAGGACCATTGCTGGTAATAGTTGAATGTCGTCCTGATTCTCAGTTTCAACACCGGCGAACACCACTCGCTCTATAGCCTGAATCCCCCAGGACACCAATCCGGTAAGTGTTCCATAAAGGTGATGAGAGCATCCAAGAATATCTCCGCCATATTCCCTACGGGCGATCTCTATTATGGACTCCCCGCCTACCCAGGCTGCAGCGATGCGCGCAATACGTTCTGGATTGAACGGGCCCGTCTCGCGGTTTCCGAGATGCACTTCCGGAACCCTCCCTAGCGTATTCATGATGTTTACAAGAACGTTGCTAGGTGCCTGTCGCGAGAACAGTGTATCCGCCCGCCAGTCCTCCATTCGCAACCTGTAGCCCGTTCGCCACTCTCCCCACAACAGGTCGACTGATGGACTGCTAAACCCAGTTCCATCCGCAATCTTGACGAAGCCAGCGAGGCTATCTCCTTTGCGCTCAAGTAGGAAGTCAAGATACTGCGTTGCGATGCGCATAAACGTGTCGGCCAACGCAGGATTTTGCCTCTCGATTTCAGCATAAGCGAAGCTTGCGCGCAAGAGAGCCGCAATGTTTCGTCTAGCAGTTTCGTATCCAGCAACAGACACCGCATGTAAAACATACTGCAAGAATGCTGAGAATGCCTGATTTGCCCCAACCTGGTTGAGATCAAAGGAAACCGAACGGTTCTGAAGTGCCTGAATCATTCCTGCGAGTGCGCTGACAACGGTGCCCGCATCCTGTTTGAGAAAGTCCTGTATTTTGCGCACTTCGCCTCGGGAATTGGCTATGAAACCAACGCTCCCAAGAGAATCCTCTAGCGCCCGCCCTGCGCGGCCCACGATGTTCCACATTTCCCATGGTTTGATGTTTTCTGTGTGCCACCGGCCCCGGTGCTGATATCTCCTTACGTAGCCCTCAATAATCACAGCCGACAGCGGAAAGTGAACGCCATGTGCCAAGGTTGTGGTGGCACAGAGCATCTGAATTTGGCCATCCTCCACTAATCGTTCAACGAAGTAGCGAGCCTCACTGGATAGACCAGCGTGGTGAAATGCAACGCCTTTTCTCAACAGAGGAGAGAGCGGATGTTCTGCCCCCGTCTCCGTGTCAAGGAATCTTGCAACGAGGTCGATTGCAGGCTGCGATGTCTGCTGGCTAGTCCTGGCAGCGATCTCCGTCGCGCACTCAGCTGCGCCATTTCTGCTAGAAGCAAGAAGTAGAACCCCGCCATTCTTCTTGCTGGCCCAGTGCATCGCCGCCGCGATAGCCATATCTCTCTTCTTAGTAAGTCTCTGCGGTAATCGAACAACATCGACCGCGATCCCCGGCGGACAATCGCTGTGAGCTGACGCCAACGTTTCGAAGAACAATTCATGCACGCCCCGCTTGTTCCTCGGCATAAATGCGCCGATGACTCTGTCGTTCGGTTTCCAGTCTATCACGACAGGAGCAGACCTGTCGGCACCAAGCCAATGCGCCAAGTCAGCAGCATTCTTCGCGAATGGCGTAAGCAGAATGAATCTGCAGTCGGTCCGTTCTCGCCTAAGCGTGGCAAGCAGTAGTTCAAGCCTTGCGCCACGCTCTTCTTCGGCCAGCACGTGCGCCTCATCCACGATGACAAGAGACAGGTCTTCAACGGATGGATGATTGGTCTTCAAAAGGAGATCTAGCTTTTCTGGTGTTGTAACAAGAACGTTGTAGTTTCCGCGCAGGACCGCGTCTTCAACAGGGTCCAACTCAAACGCAGGGGTGGCGACTCTGACCGACATCTCAAGCGGGCCAAGATCTCTACGTAGGGTCAGGCTAACTTGCGTTACTAGAGCTCTTGTGGGGGCCAAGTAGACAATATGGCTTTGGGGTGCATCCGCGAACGCTTGAGCGATTGCCATTTCAGCAAGCAATGTCTTCCCGGAACTGGTTGGCAGGCTAATAACAATCGCGCTTCTAGTTGGGTCCAAGAGCTGTTTGTTAAGCGCTTCTCGCTGAGCGTGCCAGAGCTCAAGGATAGGCTTATCCTTGCGTGTAGCGACTTGCTTCATGAAGCGCCGGACAAACGTTGGCAGTGTCTGCGCGTAAACGCTGCTGTCCACGAGCGCTCGACACGCTTGGCCCAAACGACCAATGAGTATTCGCCTGGTGTGATCGATTGAACAGAGAAGTTCTCTGGCGTTGAAAACGAAGAGATCTGTCTCTATCTGTACCCCTTCCGCCGACAATCTCTGTTCACCACGGCTGGTAGCCTGCCCAATCGTGAACTGCGCTGTTAGCTCAACAGCCTTGGCGCAATTATACATGGCCAAGGTTACACGAGCCGCAATCTGTCGGTCTTCATCCTTGGAGATTCCGGCCAAAGGACCTTCCCTCTCTGGCTGAAGTCGACGAAGGTCCGCGATTACTTGAAGTGCAGACATTATGTCCGCATGACCGTCCTTCTTGCGCACGATTAGAAGGAAGGCTCGCTTCACTTCACGTTCGACGAAACGGTCCCAGCGAAGAGCAACTGGGGATTGTGTGTTTAAGTCAATCTCTGCAAGATGAAGCCGCAACTCGGGTTGTCGATTAGCTACCACGCCATCAAGTGCCTCGTTAAAGGCTAAGTCGATTGCATCCTCAACTTGACCAGCAACCTCGGCGCGGGACAAGATGCGTCTGATCCGATAGGCTGGCCAAACGAGTTCGTGCCAAGCTGGTTGCCTGAGTGCGGAGATATTGCCGGTTCTAGCTCTGTGATTTAGATCAAACCCTATCGTTTCGAGCGCGAACAGCGACCTATCAAGGCCAAGCTTCCTTCCGTTGAGAGATGGGTGTTTGTCTGTTGATGCTTCCGCAAACACAGATCGCACATATAGGCCCTGGGCAAGGTCCATCTCGGCCGTGAGGGCAGCCTTAATGCTCTGCATCTGCTCATTGGCGTCTAGAAGCAGCTGAGTGGGCATTTCAGGGTCCCTTGCCTACACTGTCTTTGTCGGCGCGCCAGAAGCCGGTGCTGCAGTCTTTTTGACTAGGTCAATCAGACCGGCAAAGGCATCATGGACTTCTAGCGCCAAGAAATGAACCGTCGAAGGGATCTTCGCTTGCTCAAAGGCAGCAGTGTTCGCGAGGAATGGATTCCAGTCCGAAGTGGAGAATTCGCTATTTCTTCGCACAAGAACAGGCAGAGCAATCACTGAGCGATCAGCCACCAGCTTACCTGTAACCAAAGCAACTACGAATCCGTTAAGGATCCCTTTGTCTGCATCATTTGCAGCCTCATCATGTACAGTTTGCAGGTCCTCAAGGAGCCTCATGGCGCCCGGCTGGTTCAACGTGTCGTTGAGCAGTTGGTCCTTGTGTTGGCTAACAGTACTGGGAGGATGTGCAGACTCAACAGAAGCCATGACTTCTACCACACAGAGTATATAGCCGCCAGTATCAAGAATGTACCCAAGCATGTCTATGCCGTGATGCTGAAGAGGCACTCGCTCCTTATGCAGAACTCGGAGCCAAGGGAACTTGACTGGCCTCAGGCAATTCGGAATCGCTTCCACAGCGATCACTTCCGTCAAGTCGGTAATGCAGGGGCACCTTGTAACGTTGGCGTCCTCTGGAGGCGTCGATGGCAGCCGAGCCTGGCCGTATTGATTGAGTATCTTATCTAGTCCACACTTCTGGAAACCCGTAGTGGGGAGTTTGTCATAGAAGACATCCGCAGTAATCCGCCATGCGGTGAGGCATCCTTTGACGATTGAATGCCAACACGGATCGTCAGCCTGAACGTACTTGAAGGCGCGGAAGACATGAGGAGTCAAGCTCGGGTCGTCCACGATCTGGACGAAGGGTTGCATGGCTGCCAAGAGCCCTCCTCCCAGTCGTCGAGACTCGTCCTGTGTTCCGCGCAGAATGATAAGCCTTCTGGTCATGCCGTCAACCCGTTTTGTCGAAGCCCTAATTGGCCGTAGGAGAGTCGGTTGCCTACGCAGTTCTTAGCGTGTGATCGATGCTTTGGCGTGTCTCAATAGAAGCTGGCTTCCGCATTGTCTGCCACACCGTCTCCGCCGCCGCCTGCAGCCGCTCCGGCCGCGCCTTGACGTACCGGTCGAGCGTCATCTGCATCGTGGAGTGGCGCATCAGCGTCTGGCACTCCTTGGCCGAGGCGCCGCTTTCCATGAGCAGCGTGGCGAAGGTGACGCGCAGGGCGTGGAAGTCGACCTTGCCGAGACCCGGTAGGCGTTTGGCGACGCCGGCGGCGGCGAGATCGGCGTAGATGTACCGGTGGGTGTGGACGGGCACCCAGAGCAAGGGATCGCCAGGAGCCTTCTCTTTAGCCGCCTCGGCAAGTCGCCCCACCAGGTCGGCCGGCAGCGGCTGGAAGCCGGCGCGGCGGTTCTTGGTCCAGGCCGCTTCGAGGAAGAGCCCGTTTCTTTCGACGTTCAGGTGGGCCACGGTGAGGTTGCGCAGCTCCTTGGCCCGGAGGCCCGAGGCAAGGGCGAGTTCGTAGAGCAGCCGGCGGTCAGGCGGCGATGCGGCCAGGAGCTTTGCGATCTCCTCAGTCGTCAAAGGCCGGCGGGTGTCGCGCGGTGTGGTATCAAATCGGCCGAGGCGCCGAAGCGGGTCGTTCTCCAGGTAGCCACGGTCGACGCACCAGTCGCAGAAGGCGGCCAGGGACTCGGCGTAGTTGGCGACGGTCTTGCCGGCGCGGCCGAGCTTCTGCACCTGGCGTAGCGCCTTCTCAGCACGGGGCAGGACGTCGGTGAGGTCGGCCAGGGTCTCAAGATGGAGCTGCTCGGCCCACCAGAGGAGGTGGGCGCGGCGCATCCGGGCGTGGCGTTCGCCCCAAGGGTGCCCGCTGCGGCCGCCCTGAGCCTGTCCCCAGTCGCAGTACTCGTCGGAGACCTCCTTGAACATGCGGTGGGCGTCGCTGGCCTTCGGCGGCGGGCGGAGGCCTTTGCGGATCTCGTCGTGCTTGGCCTGCTCCCGCTGGGCCAGTTTCAGCGTCTCGCTCCGGGAGGTCGTGCCGGTGCCCTTGGTCCGCTTGCCGTTCCAGGTCCGGACCTCGTAATGCCAACGCGGGTGGAGCTTGCCGTCCTTGCCCTTGGTCCGCCAAGTGTACGGCATGGGCTGCCTCCGTTCGTTGGCGAAGCGGCCATGCACATCTTCCGCTCCGCTTCAGTGACACCCTAAGCAGTGTTAGGCAAGATGGGAAGGCTGGTTCCGGGACATTCGGGCGGCGGCTCGTTCGGCCTCGCGCTCGGCGCGTTCAGCCCTTGAGTTGAGCCAGGCGAGCACCCGGCCAGCCTGCCAGCTGGAGCGGCCCGCCAGGCGGATGGCCGGCGGGATCTCGTTCCGGCTGGCCATGCGGCGTAGGGTGCGCTTGGAGCAGCCCAGGGCGGCTGCCAGGGCAGCTTCATCGAGGATCGCCGTTGGAGGCAGGTCCGCGAGCCCGGTGAGGACCCGGCCTTCAGCTGTCGGTGAGTTCGTGCGCACGGCCGTGTCCCCTACGCGCCGAACCAGTGGTCCAGGCCGAGCTTCTGGAAGTGCGCACGGATGTGGGCGACGTGGCGCTCGACGACGTGCCAGCTGCAGCCCAGCTGCTGGGCGATCTGCTTGGTGGAGTCCCCGTTGCCGAGGCCTGTGCATATCTGCCGCTGGATCGGCGACAGGCCCTCAAGGGCGCTGCGGACCTCCACCTGCAGCTGGGTCGTCAGATCCGACTCCAGTTCAGGGCGGGGCTCGGCGTTGTCCTGCCGGGCCTGGTAGCGAGCCTCGGTGCGGCGAATGGTCTTGAGCCGGCGGTCGATGATGGTGATCAGCACGGTGGTTTCCTGGCAGCCGTTCGACTTGGCCGGGTCGAACCGGAAGCGCAGGAGTCCGAGGAACACCTGCTGGAGAACGTCTTCCATATCGTTCTCGCGGAATCCGTGGAGCGATGCGCGCCTGACAATGAGCTTCACCAGGTTGGGGTCCACTTCGCTGCCGTAGCCGTAGTTCTTCACGTCTGGTCTCCTTTTCAGTTCTCCGGACCGCCTCGGTCCTCCACTTCATTATTCGCCGGAGACCAGTGCCAAAGATGTAGGGTAACGCGTGCGCGCGGACACTTACGTGCGCCGCCCGTAAGCGTCGCGTGCGTATGAAATGGCCCGGCAAGCTTCGGGCCTCTGCGGGGAAGAATGGGGTGAACGCGGTGAGGGCCGCGAGGAGAGTCGAAGCCCCAGTGCAGAAAGGCCCCGCAATGAGCCCCGAACTGGACAAGGGAGTCCTGAAGCAGATTGAGCAGAAAGCCCGGAAGGTAGCGGAGCGGTCCGACCTTAACGCCTTAGAACATGAAGACTTGCGGCAGGATATGGCCGTGGAGGTTCTCGAAAGCCTGCGCCGTTACGACCCGGCCAAGGGACGGCTGCACGCGTTCGTTGCCAAGGTCCTCCGGCAGAAGGCCTATCGGTTCCTGCGCCACAGGTACGGTAACAAGGCGATCTTCCAGAACAGGATGCTATCGCTCGACGCGCATGCCCCGGACACGGTCAGCGTGCGGCCCATGGTCGCCAACCTGGCCAGGCCAAGCGCCGACGACGAGATGAGCGAAACCGACCGGGTGCTCTTGGCCTGCGACCTGGAGGAGGCCATCAAGGCGCTGCCGCCGGAGCAGGCCGTAGTTTGCCAGAAGCTGATGGAAGGCCTGAACCAGGATCAGACAGCTGCGGTCCTGGGCATATCGATCTCGACTCTGCGGACCCGAATCCTGCACATCCGCCAGGTCTTCGAAGCCCGCGGCCTGGAAACCTACCTAATCGACAACGCATGAACCTCAACCCGCTTGATCGGCGAAAAGCTGAAGAAAGGAAGATGCCCATGATAGCGACGTGCGATCCCCTGGAACTCCTGACCAAGGAACCCTTCGAGGCCTACCAGGAAAAGGCCAAGGAGCACCTGACCAGCCACGCGCTGGCCGACTTCCGGAAGAGCCCGCTGCTCTACTGGAAGAAGAAGACTGGCCTGATTCCCGACGAGGACCGGCCGGCCTTCCTGGTGGGCCGGGCGACCCACAAGCTGATCCTCGAGGGCCAGGCCAAGTTCGCCGAGGAGTTCGCGGTCGGCGGGCCCATCAACGAGAAGACCGGCAAGCCTTACGGCGCCGGCACCCAGGCATGGGCGAAGTGGGCCGAGGTCCAGGGCAAGCCTGTCTTGACCACGGAGCAGTATGAGCTGATCGGCAAGATGGCCGATGGCGTCAAGGCCCACCGGGTCGCCTGCGAGCTGCTCATGGAGGGCGTACCCGAGGGGGTGGTTCGGGGCGAGTACTGCGGCCTCAAGGCCCAGTCGCGGCTCGACTGGCTCAACATCACCCGCGGCATCATCGACCTCAAGACCGCCGACAACCTCGACTACTTCACGGCCGACGCCAAGCGCTACGGATACCTGCACCAGCTGGCCTTCTACGCCGCGATGTTCCACGTGACCACCGGCGAGAAGCTCCCGGCCTGGTTCATCGCCATCGAAAAGCAGGAGCCCTTCCGCTGTGGCGTATGGCGCATCGACGACCAGGCTGTCGCCTACGCCCGCAAGGAAAACGAGGCGGCCATCGAGCGCCTGAAGCGCTGCGCGGCCGCGGACGCTTGGCCCACCGGGTACGAGTCCCCCCTCGTCTTCGACACGATCTGATTGAGAAAGGAGAGGAGTCACATGGGAGTGTTGCAGCAGATCCAGACAGGGAAGCAGTCGCTGCCGCCACGGCTGCTGGTCTACGGGACGGAGGGCGTGGGCAAGTCGACGCTGGCGGCGGGTGCGCCCAAGCCCATCTTCATCCAGACGGAGGACGGGCTCTCGGAGATTGCCTGCAGCCGGTTCCCGCTGGCCAAGTCGGTCGATGAGGTCCTGGCGGCGCTGGCCGGGCTCGTGACCGAGGAGCACGGCTTCAACACCGTGGTCATCGACTCGCTCGACTGGCTGGAACGGCTGATCTGGGACGCGGTCTGCCGCGAGTACGGTGTCGAGTCCATCGAGAAGGCCGACGGTGGCTACCAGCGCGGCTACGTCCACGCGCTCTCCTACTGGCGCCGGGTGATCGACGGGCTGGATCTTCTCCGCAGCCGCGGAATGATCAGCATCCTGATCGCCCACGCCAAGGTGGAGAAGTTCGAGGACCCGGAGGCGGCCCCCTACGACCGCTACAGCCCGCGGCTACACAAGCACGCCGGGGCGCTCATCACCGAGTGGTCCGACGCGGTGCTCTTCGCGACCCGCAAGATCCGCACGGAAAGCCAGGACACCGGCTTCGGCCGCACCCGGACCATCGCGGTAGGTCTGGGCAAGGACGGCGGGGACCGCGTCCTGCGCACGGTGGGTGGTCCGTCGTGCGTCGCCAAGAACCGTTACAGCTTGCCCGCGGAGCTTCCGCTGTCCTGGCCGGCCCTGTTGGCCGGCCTGATGGGCCAGGCTGTCGAGCAGAAGGGAGCAGTCGCCAATGGCTAACCTGAACTTCAACGCCAACAACGTCGAGCCCATGGTCGAGTTCGAGCCGGTGCCGGCCGACCGGTACTTGGCCGTGATCATCGCCTCGGAGATGAAACCCACCAAGAAGGGGCGCGGCCGGTTCCTCGAGCTGGTCCTCGAGATCATCGAGGGAAAGTACAAGGGCCGGAAGCTCTGGGCTCGGCTCAACCTCGAGAACGAGAACGCGCTCACCGTCCAGATCGCCAGGGGTGAGCTGTCGGCCATCTGCCGCGCGGTCGGGGTCATGCAGCCGCAGGACTCGGTCGAGCTCCACAACATCCCGCTGGTCGTCACCGTGAAGCTGAAGAAGCGCCAGGACAGCGGGGAGATGACCAACGAGGTCAAGGGCTACGCCAAGCGCGAGGCGGCCATCGACCGGCCGGCTCAGGCGGCCGGTTCCGTTCCGCCCTGGGGCAGGAACTGAGCCGTGCGGGTCGAGGTCTGGACGCTCCCGAACTGTCCCCGTTGCGAGAAGGCGAAGGCCGGGCTTGCATCAGCCGGCCTCGCCTTCGAGGAACGGAGTCTCGATGCGCTGCGCCGCGGGGACATCCGGGACGTGGAGGCGCTGGCAGCGCTGGCCATGGCCGACTACCAGGCGCCGATTGTGCGCATGGACGGCCGGTTCGTAGAGCGCCATGAACTGCTGACGCTCATGGCCGGCTGCGGCAGCCAGTGCCAGGTCGAAGGGGTGGGCGGTCGCGCCTGACCGCCTACCCCTCTTCGTCGAGGGACATCATGAACATCATCGGCATCGATCCGGGGCTCGATGGCGGCCTGGCCGCCATCGGCCCCGAGGGCCTGGATCTGACGGTCATGCCAACCGCGGCCGTCGGCAAGCACCGGCAGCTGGACGAACAGGCCATTGTGAGCTGGCTGCTCGCGCACCGGCCGGCACACGTTTTCATCGAGCATGTCGGCGCCCGGCCTGGCCAGGGCGTCGTGTCCATGTTCACCTTCGGCACTGGCTGGGGCTTGGTCCGCGGGATCTGCGCGGGCCTGGCGCTGCCCTATGAGCTGGTCCGGCCGCAGGAGTGGCAGGGGACGCTGCTTGCCGGCCAACCCAAGGGCTCGGAGTACTTGGTCGCCAGCCGCCTGTGGCCCAGCGCCGACTGGCGGGCCTCAGAACGTGCCGCGAAGGCCCATGGCGGGCTGGTCGATGCTGCCTTGATCGCCGAGTTCGGCCGGAGGCGCCTGGGGTGATCACGACCAACGAAACCGAACTGCGTAAGTGCAACCTCTGCGGCGGCGAGTGGCCGCTTAGCGAATACCACAAGGATCGCACGTTGCGCGGGGGACATCGCTACACGTGCAAACGGTGCGCCAAGGAGGCCACGCGCCGCTCGTATCACTCCAAGAACGCAGATACGAATGGGCTCTATGGCGTCTTCGCGTCCATGAAGAAGCGCTGCTACAACAGGAATCACATCAGCTACAGTCGGTATGGTGGGCGCGGGATAACGATCTGCGACGGCTGGCTTCAGGCTCCGGAATCGTTCTTCTCATGGGCTCTAGCCAATGGGTACAGGCGGGGCTTGCAGATAGATCGCATCGACAACGACAGAGGCTACGCTCCGGAGAACTGCCGATTCGCCTCCCCATCGACCAACATCCGCAATCGCTCCTGTACCAAGCTAACAGCGGATGACGTACTCCAGATCCGACGATTGCTTGCGTCTGGCTTTCCGCAGCGCACGATAGCGCGCATCTTTGGTACGCACTGTTCGACGATCTGCAACATCAACCGTGGCACAGTATGGAGAGATGCCCCGTGATCTTGCGCGCATACCAACGCGATGCGGTCGAGGCCGTCTACCGCCATTTGCGGGAGCGCAACGACAACCCCTGCGTCGTCTTGCCAACAGCGTCCGGAAAAACCCCGGTCATGGCCACGATCTGCAAGGACGCGGTCGGCCAGTGGGGCGGCCGCGTCCTCGTCCTGGCCCACGTCAAAGAGCTGCTCGAACAGGCCGTGGACAAGCTGCGGCTGATGGCGCCGGAGCTGATGCTGCAGGTGGGCGTCTACTCGGCCGGCCTCAAGAAACGCGACACCGACCACCCGATCATCGTCGCCGGCATCCAGAGCGTTTACCGCAAGGCCTGCGACCTGGGTCCGTTCCAAATCGTTCTGGTCGACGAGGCTCATTCCATCGCGCCGGAAGGCGACGGCATGTACCGGCAGTTCTTGGCGGACGCCAAGGTGGTGAACCCAAATGTCCGCGTCATCGGCCTGACGGCCACGCCGTTCCGGATGAAGTCGGGGCTGATCTGCGGGCCGGCTGAGGACGGCTACTACCTGCACCACATCTGCTACGAGGCCGGCGTTCGCGAGCTGATCGTGCAGGGATACCTGTGCCCCCTCGTCACCAAGGCCAGCCGGGTCAAGGCCGACACTTCGGCGCTCCACATTCGCGCCGGCGAGTTCGTCGCCGGCGAGACCGAGGCGCTGATGGACACGGCAGAGCTCGTCGAGTCCGCCTGCAAGGAGATCGTCAACTACACCCAGACGCGCCACTCGGTGTTGATCTTCGCCTCGGGCGTGAAGCACGCCGAGCACCTGGCCTCCGTGTTGCGCGGCGAGTACCAGGCCCAGGTCGAGACGGTCTTCGGCGAGACGCTGCCCAGCATGCGCGACCAGGTGCTCACGGACTTCAAGGCTGGCCGGCTCAAGTACCTGGTCAACGTCAACGTCCTGACCACCGGCTTCGACGCCCCGAACATCGACTGCGTGGCGCTGGTGCGGCCGACCATGTCGCCGGGGCTCTATTATCAGATGGTCGGGAGGGGCTTCCGGCTACACCCAGGCAAGGCCGACTGCCTGGTGCTGGACTTCGGCGGCAACGCCCTGCGCCACGGGCCGGTCGATGCCATCCAGGTCAAGGCGACAGGCCAGGGCGGCGGCGAGGCGCCGAGCAAAGAGTGTCCTAACTGCCAGGCGGTGATCGCCGCGGGCTACGCGCGGTGCCCGCAGTGCGGATACCAGTTCCCTGAGCGCGAGCGGGCCAAGCACGAGGCCGAGGCCTCGACGGCCAGCGTCCTCTCGGGCGAGGTTTCCATCGCCGACTACTTGGTCCAGGAGGTCTACTATTCGGTCCATACCAAACGAAACGCAGCTCCGGGAACGCCGCCCACCATGCGAGTCGACTACCAGGTCAGCCTGGATAAGTACGTGAGCGAATGGGTCTGCCTGGAGCACACCGGCTTCGCGCGCTACCGCGCCGAGGAGTGGTGGAAGCGCCGCTCCAAGGTGCCTGTTCCGACCTCGGTCTATGAGGCCGTCAACCTGGCCGAGGCCGGGGCGCTCGCGCCCACCAAGGCCATCCAGGTCCGCAGCGTCTCGGGCGAGAAGTACGAGCGCATCGTCGCCTACGAGTTGGGCGAGGTGCCGGACTACCGCGAGCCGGGGTGGGATGCTACCGAGCCGGCCGGCACGTCGGCCGCGGTCGACTCTGACGAGATTCCATTCTGAGGGCACCGATGAACACCCACCTGGACCACGCCCTCGGCTACGCCAAGCTCGGCTTCCGGATCGTGCCGTTGCACCACATCAACGGCAAGGGCAAGTGCACCTGTCTGCGGCCGACATGCGAGGCGCCGGGCAAGCATCCGCGGATCAAAGACTGGCCGAAGCAGGCGACCACCGACGAGGCCACGATCCGATCCTGGTTCGCTCGCTGGCCCGATGCCAATATCGGCATGGCCATGGGCCGAGGCCTGATCGACATCGAGAGCGAGTGCGGATGCGAAGAGCACCTGGCGTTGCTCGAGGCCAAGCTCGGGCCGCTGCCCGACACCGTCAGCTGGAAGAGCGGCGGCGATGGCCAACATCGGGTCTTCGCGACGAGTGTGCCCATCGGCAACCTGACCAACGTCGGCCAGGAAATCCTGGGCATCCCGAAGACCGGCGTCGACGTCCGCGGCGAAGGCGGCCAAGCGGTCATGCCGCCGTCGACCCACATATCGGGCGGCACGTACCGGTGGACGAATCTCACGCCGGACGCGACCGAGGTCGCCCCGTTGCCTGACGCCTGGGCCCAGTACCTGGCCGAGGCATCGAAGCCGGCCGCTGCGCCGCTTCCCGCCGCCACGGCGCCGGCAGAAGACCTCCCGGCACTGGAGAACCGCGCCGGGGCGTACCTGGACGCAATGGCGCCAGCGATCAGCGGCCAGGGCGGCCACAACGCGACCTATGCCGCGGCCACGGCCATGGTGCATGGCTTCGGCCTACCGCCGGACCGGGCGCTGGTACTGCTCATCGAGCGCTTCAACCCCCGCTGCGAGCCGCCCTGGAGCGAGGAGGAGCTGCGCCACAAGGTCGAGGACGCGGCGACCAAGCCACACACCCATCCGCCAGGCTGGTTGCGCGACCAGGCAACCCACTCCGAAGAGGGCGTGGACCTGTCGGGCATCCTGGGCACCGTTCCGGCAGAGCCGTCCGCTCCCGCCGAGCCTTCCGGCCCGCCTGATCCAGGGCCGTTGCCCGAGCGCCTGCTCTATGCGCCGGGGCTGATCGACCGGGTCATGGGCCTGACGCTGATCACGGCGCCGTACCCGGACCGGGTATTGGCCTTCTGCGGCGCCGTGGCGCTGCAGGCCGCGCTCTGCGCCCGCAAGGTGCGCGACCAGAGCGGGGCGCGGACTAGCCTCTACCTCCTGGGCCTGGCCAACTCCGGCACCGGCAAGGACCACCCGCGGAAGATCAACCAGCGGATCATGATGGAGGCGGGCTTGGCGAGCCAGCTGGCCGACAGCTTCGCCTCGGGCGAGGGCATCGAGGACCGCGTTGCGGCCTCCAAGGCCGTGCTCTTCCAGACCGACGAGATTGACGCCGTGCTGCAATCGATCTCCCGGAGCCGTGACGGGCGCGCCGAGCGCATCATGGAGATCCTGCTCAAGCTCTACTCGGCCGCCGGCAGCCTCTACCACATGCGGGTGAAGGCTGGCCAGGAGCCTGGCGTCATCGACCAGCCCGGCACAGTGCTCTTCGGCACAGCCATCCCCAAGCACTACTACGAGTCGCACTGCGACAAGATGCTGACCAACGGCTTCTTCGCCCGCATGCTGGTCTTCGAGGCCGGCCTGCGTGGGGTGGGCCAGGAGCCGCGCGAGCTGCCTGTGCCGCCAGAGATCCTGGAACAGGCCAACTACTGGGCTGCGCTTCGTCCTGGCCACGGCAACCTCGACAATGAGCATCCGTCGCCTATCGAGATCCCATACGGGCCCGGGGTCATGGAACTCTACGCCGAACTGCGCGCCAAGGAGAACGACGCCTACGGCGCCGCACAAGCGGCCAACGATGCCATCGCCATGGCCATTTGGGCTCGTGCCGGCGAGAAGGCCCGGCGTTTGGCGCTGGTTCGCGCCTGCAGCGAGAGCTACCAAGCTCCGGTCATCACTCGTGCGGCGGTAGAGTGGGCATGGGCCATCGTCGAGCACCAGACCCGCCAGATGCTATTCCAGGCCGGCTGCTATGTGGCCAAGAACGAGTTCGACTCCATGTGCAAGGATCTGCTGCGCGTCCTGCGCGAGTGGAAGGCGACGAACGGCGATGAACCGATGCCGGAATGGCAGGTCAACCGCCGGCTGGGCTGGAGGCCGAGGGACCACGAGGAGGTGCGCACGGCGCTCGAAGACCAGCGCCGGATCAAGTACGAGATCGTGCCCACGCGGACCCAGCCCAAGCGCCAATATAGGGTGCTCGCATGAACGTGCGGAATTCGTATTTTGCGGCCGCAGCATTTGCCCGATCTGTCGTGGCGATGAAATTCTGCCGGCAATACTCGGAATGTTTCAGTGGGTTCGGCGCAAGATTCGGATGGGCTAAGTCCTTCATACTCTCCTATATAGAGAGAAGAGAGAGAATTTTACATATATATACACCCCCACATGCGCACGCGTACACGCGCGAGGGTGCGCGAGACACCCCTGCAAAATTGCAAGATTCGATTTCCAGCCTCACCACCCCTACCGGAAGGAGGATTCCATGAACCGCACCTACTGCTTCGACTGCAAGCACTTCTGCCCCGACCGCACCGGCGCCTCTTCAGAGACCCTCACCGAGAAGGACTGGGACGAAGTGATGCGCGGCGAGTGCCGGCGCTACCCGCCCCACGTCGGCAAGTACCTCGGGGAAGATGTCCTGGCCAACGGCTATGACTATGGCCAGTGGCCGCTGGTGCTGGCCTCCGACTGGTGCAGCGCGTTCCAGCCGTGCGAGCGCGCTCTGGCAGCCGATGCCAAGCGCACGGCTGCGGCACTCCCTCGTGCCTACCGTTCAAGCCCGAAGCTACGCCACGGCAAGGCCGAGTTCGTACCCGGCAACAACACCATCCGCCTCCACATCTATTCCGGTGGCAAGTTCAGAGAGGTCGATCTGAATGAGTTCGAAGATCCACGCTCAGCCCTCGAGTGGATTCTGCATCTGCATGGAAGCGCATGGATTGATAGCCAGACGCTCTGGGACTTCCTCAACTGCCTCAATGACGCGTGCTGGATCATGCACGGTGAGAACGCCACCGGAGTCCTCGTGCATGACTATCGCAGATCCGTTGCGCAAAGGCCGAGCGCTGCTCCCGCTGCCGTACCGAAAGGACCGCGGACGTGAGCGCGCGAGCCAGCGTACCTGTACAGAATCGCATCTGTACAAACCGCAGCCTGTGCCATTTTGGCGTAGGTACTCCGGCCGCGAGCGGCCAATCGACGCCGGCCGGAACCGTCGCACTTCAGGGCAGAGTTTGTTGGCCGGAGCCCGCTTTTCCCGGCCCCTGGGCCGCGATCTCGGCCGGCCTGGCGATCCAGGCCGGATCGGCGAGCAGGCGCGGCACGTGGGCCAACGGGGCGCGACGGGCGGCCTAACGTGGGTACTCGGAACGAAGGAGGCAAGGACATGGCTGGTGCGGCAGAACGGATTCAGGCGAAGTGCCAGGAGATATCCGAGATGCTCGTGGCCAAAAACCGGGCTTACGGCAACTCGGCGCTGGAGCCCGTGCGCATCTTCGGCCAGGGCGATGCGGAGGCGCTTATCCGGGTGAGGCTCGACGACAAGTTGAGCCGCATCCGGAACAACCCATCTGCGTTTGGCGAGGACCCCATTCTGGACTTGGTCGGCTACCTGGTCCTGTTGCTCATCGCCCGCGAGGACAAGGCGACGAAGGGAGGCGTGTCGTGAAGATCGAGATGCGGCGTCTGTCAGAGATCAGGCCCTACGAGAAGAACCCGCGGGTGAACGATGGCGCGGTGGACGCCGTGGCCAACTCCATCCGCGAGTACGGCTTCCGCCAGCCCATCGTGGTCGACGCCGAGGGTGTCATCATC